TGACTTACTTTTTATTGCTATCTTTTGCCCCTCTCCCTTATTCGTTGTGAGAGTAGGAGCTAGGCCGTCAGCTTGATAGACTTCTCCATTCATGCCGATACCAGATGGGTTGACATTACCGATTTTCACGACTGATTGGCTACTAGTTGACTGACTTTCTCCGCCGAGAGGAAAAATTCTTCTGGTACGTTCTCCTCTAAGATGTCCGATAATGAACACACGCTCCCGATTTTGGGGGACTCCAAAATCCTTGCTGTTAAGCACTTGCCATTCCACATCGTACCCCAGCTCATCCAAGGTTGAGATAATGGTCGCGAATGTAATTCCGTTTTCGTGATTGAGGAGCCCTCTGACATTCTCAAGGAATAGATATCGAGGTCTGAGAATAGATGCGAACCTAGCAATTTCAAAGAACAAAGTTCCTCGTGTATCTTCAAAACCTCGTCTGTTTCCTGCAATTGAGAAAGCCTGACACGGAAATCCTCCACAGATAATGTCCACACGTCCGATTCCTCGAATAGATTCATCTGATACTGCTGTGATGTCATGTAATTCTATTTCTCCCTTCGTATTGTGTATAGCTTTATAACTAGCTCTAGCGAATTTGTCAATCTCACAAAAGCCGATACATTTATGGCCGGCAGACTCCATTCCAAGACGGAACCCACCGACGCCAGCGAATAGATCAAGAAATTTCAAATCCTCGCCTCATCCCCATTTTCAGATACCTCTGATATCTTTATCTCGAACTTGTGACCGTCAATCACGAACGTCCCGTTACTTCCTAACAAATTTTCGTCTTTAATAATTGACCTTGCTGTATGCAAAACGAGCTGTCCTACTTGAAAAATAAAAGCAAGTTCTTCTAACTCTTTTCCTTCCATCTAAATCCTCACCTCATCACCAACTTTCACTTTCTCATACACGTCCTTCGTAACCACAAACACCCCATAGTCACGAATGGTAAGCGTGTATAGCTTCCCATGCCGTCCTTTCTCGACGACTTTACCAAATATCTCAGCGCCTGCGTTATCTGCCTTGTAGATAACCATAGGCTTCTTCTCTTCCAAATCTCGAATCCTGTCCATCTGCCAGATGTTTAGACCAGCAGAGACGAGGATACATACTGTAATGAATCGTTTCAATTTGTGACCTCCTTGCTATCTAATTTTCGTTTTTCAACTTCTTTCAATCGGTCAATTTTGGTACTGACATAAGCCATAGCATGTGTCAGAAGAGGAGTAGGATATAGTGGCAGCATTTTGAGTATTCGTTCGTAATACTCAAGTTCTGTTTCTCCTTCAGTCAATTGTATTTCGCTTGGTGTTTCAAATCCATCTAACCACGCTCGGGCAAAAGCGCCCATATTTTTATACTTAAAGAGCCATTCCGCAGTTTTGGGACTCGCTGTCCCTTGTTTTAATAATTCTATAGCGTCGTCCAAGCACAACTTCTGATTTTTAGCTTCATCTATGTATTTCCCAACGTGATCTGGCACCCTGATTCTAGCCATTCACTCCACCTCCTCAATCTCAATTCCTGGGCAATCGAATACCCAGCCGAACCCAGCTTCTTCTAGTTGTTTGCGGGTGTGTTTGGTTCTATACCCATTGATTTCGTTTTTTGATGCAAAAAAATATTTTTCGGATGATAAATCTTTATTAAGATAGCGACTATATCCAGAAATACCTTTTACTTTCACAAGATACCGCTTCTCTTCCTCGACCTCATAGCCGAATTGGTGCATGTTGACGAGGGTTTGAAATGTGGTTATTGAACAGTTCATCCATCTTTTAAATTCCGATTCCTCTTGATGATTCCAATTATAGATGTAATCCCAAATATAATGGTTTAAATCATGTTTTTTCTTCTCATACCAATCCGCCACAAACTGCGGAACTTTGACTTTGTTACGTTCAACCATGCCTTCAAGTTTTCCTTGCTCGTAACCCTCACGCCATTTTGCATTACTAAAATCCTGTTTAAATTCACTCATGATAACTTTTAACCAAACCTCTCTGTTATGCAATGGCAATTCTCGCAATCGTGCTAGTAAATTCTTGAGGTACCGTGGAGCTTCGTCTGCATGACCTGTTTCTGGTTCGTCTAGTTGTTTGATTAGATCAATTGCAGTTTCGGTCGGAATGCCTTTGACTACAGTTCCAAACATATTCAAACCATGAATCCCGATTTCTTCAAATTCTTTAATCAATTCCTGCTTATTCATCTTCTAACTCCTTTATTCTCTTCTTCCAGTTTTTCACTTTCTTTTTAAGCAAGTCACGTTCCTCGGACCTGCTAAAAGCAAGCGATTTAACACACGGCTCAGATAGTTCCGCTATCCTTGCCTCCGTCTGCTCGATTGTGCGTTTCAGTCCTTCAATCACTGTCTTCTTGTCGTAATTCATCCTCTAAAAATCTTTCAACACCTTCTCTATAGGTGGCTTCCACCAAGCAATCTAGGTCATTCAGGGCTTCAATATAGTCTGGACGACCTTGCCCGTACTGCTCTTTCAAAAATTCAACAAAGAGATGAATTCCTGATAGGTTACTCCAACCATATTTCTTACCTCCCACTAAAACGGAAAATCATCTTCCTCAAGGGCGTGTCCTGGCATTTGTTCCTCAATGTTCGAACGGTTAGCCGTATCATCACGCTTTTCAAGTCGCTCAAAACTCTCTGCGACCACCTCAGTCAGATAGACCCTGCGCCCTTCCTGATTCTCATAGTTCCTTGTCTGGATGCGCCCCGTCACACCGACCATATTGCCCTTCTTGCACCATTCTGCAAACAGCTCCGCTTGCTTACGCCACATCATACAGTTGATGAAGTCCGCCTCTCGCTCGCCATTGGCTCCCTTGAAGTTCCGATTGACCGCCAGAGTAAAAGTAGCAACCGCCACATTCGACGTCGTATATTTTAATTCAGGGTCTTTCGTCAAGCGCCCTACTAACGTAACATTATTGATCATCTTTCTTCTCCTTTCTTGCTGCACGTTCCCCGACTAAGTAGCCGAGAAATAACCACAGAATAGCCATTCCAAATTCTTTAAAAAGTTCAATCATTTTCTTCTCCTCCTGAAAAAGTCGCTAAATAGTAACAATCCTTTGCACAATAGTCAAACCGTGTCGTCCGCTGACCAATGTGCTTCTGAAACCTTGGATGAGTGATAGCCGAGAAAGCCCATTGATGATCTTCCATCTGCTCAATGAGATCATCGACATTGTCAAACGTCCCAAGGTAAAATTTACAGTGCCCGTTGTAGACGAAGTAAAGCTCTAACATCACTCCACCTCAACCGGGTAGAAGTTCCCAAAGGAACCCCTCAATGCCTTACCAACCTGTACGGCTGCCGCCCGAGAAACAAACCGCATCGCTTTCTTCTCCTCAGAACATAAAATGTCCAAACCAGTCACACCGATAATCGCGGACCTTAGAAACGGCTTATCCTCTCTTGTCCCATGTCTTAAAATAAACATCAGCCACCTCTGTTATCCAAACGTTTCAGCATTTCCTGTTTCCATTTTTCAAGCTCTTCCTTATCTTCCTCACTCGTGGTATTCACATAGTTAGGTTGAGACCATTCAGGAACGTTGGATTTTGCTTGTCCTTGGCGATTGCTGATTTTACTTTCTCTGTATTGACGCTCACGTTCATCCACTGCTGCAATCGTCAAGACCCCGTCCTTTTTCCAATTCATCAAAATTGCTTTAATATAACTAAAATTCCGTTTACCATTATCAGCAGCAAGACCAATTGCTTTCAGGACAACTTTCGCTTCCATGCAGTCCAAGGTGATGAACTCTTTTAAGATTTCAAATTGAGTGCCATCTAACGGAGCAATACGAGATTGATATTCTTCCACGATGAGCTCGACTGGATTTTTATCTTTATCTTTATCTTTATCTTTATCTATATCTTTATCTATATCTTTATCTTTATCTAATTCTTTATCTATTGCGTTACTGTGCGTTACTGTAACGTTATCCGTAACGTTACTAATAACGTTACTTTCGTTGCTCTGTGCAAGTAATTTCTGTTTTTGTCGGTGACGTGCGGCTCTATTTCGATTTTGCTCTTTTATTTTTTCCATGCCGTCAATGTTCTGATGTTTCTCCCAATTGGGTAACATTATCACTCCATCTATTTTTTCAACCATTCCAAAATTTTCAAAAACCTCAAGAGCCATACGAACTGTATTCAACGAACGGTGGAACGTTTGTGCAAGCATTTCATCGGTGTATACAATGTTTTTAGAAATGGCTAGTACGCCTTTTCTATTCAATTTTCCTGCTAGTGTTATAAGTTTGATCCAGATTACAATAATTGCGTCACGATCAGGTAAGGCATCAATTAGACACATCTTTTCATCGTCAAAAATATCGGTTGTGATTTTAATCCACTTGATTTCAGACATACCGAGCACCCCACTTCCTACGGTTCGCACGGTACTTCATCCGCATATCCTCATAGATGTACCTACCCTCTAGCGCCATCTTCTCGACCTTCAACAGCTTATTTTCAGAGACTACATCACGATAGTCCTTAGCTAGTTTTTCATAGTCCGTTAGGTATTCTTTGATGAGTGATATTTTCCTATTCTCGTCCTCTAAATATATTTCAAAGTCAGACTTCTCTTCATCAGACGACATCATTTCAATATTCACTCTCTCATGCCACAACAGCCATTCAATCAATTCTTCCATTTCCTGACCCCCTTACTTTGCATTTTAGGTTCTGGCAAGGCTAGAGGCTCAGGACGCAAGCCTTGAGGCGGTTCGTTGTCGTAGGTAAAGCTCTTGAACGGACGACGAATATTCTCACGAATTTCTTGACGCTGTGCCTCTCTACCACGTTCGTATGCATGGTTATAACCTTGGATAATCATAGACGCAAATTCTTGCTCTTCTCGTCTCTCTTCTTCCTCTCGTTGTTCTTGCAGTTTGATATGACGGCAAGCCCCTGCAAATCCAATCAGCAGAGCTCCAACGCCCATTAACTGGTCTAAAATCGGTGGTTCAAACATTTTTCTATCTCCTTTATTGTGCTAACTGACTTTGAAACCGAAGTACATCGTTCATGTCATATAAATATTTACCGCCCTTAGCATTTTGCTGGTAGCGGAATTTCCCTGCGTCTCTGAAATCTTCAATTTTCTTACGACCCCAACCTGTTTTCTCTTGGACATCTTTGATTGAAGCCCAGTTCGTACCTCTTGATACTCGTAATTTAGCTTCAGTCATAGCTTTCACATTCAACTGGACAAGTTCTTCCAGCAGTTCATTTTTGAAATCTTCTCCAAACAATTCCAAAGCCATTGGCAATTTCCCCTCTTTCGTGTTATAATCATATTGAATATTTAAGTATGCGCCTGATTTCCGTCAGGTGCTTTTTTGCCCTACGCTTGGCTAAAAGCGTTCAGTTCCATAATCTTCATCTTGGTATTAGTGCTTGGCTCCCAAGTCATCCAATAGGCCAAGGCTGCATCTGCGAATTTTTTCGGTAGCAAGTCATAGCGACTGATATTAAAATGATCCTTGAAATCAATCTCAGCTTGTCTAAATACCGACTGAGCGAAAATCTTATCCGCATAAGCTGGGCTATCAATACCACCCAGGCATGCCACAACCCTAGCCTTTCTCTTCTTCAGTAGCGATTGAGCATAGCTTGGATGAATCGGTTGCTCGCTCTTGAGATAGTCGATGTCTTCTAGCATGGTCGCTTGTTGCTCACGCAATTTCTTCTGGCCAGTAAACAGAGCGATAAAGGCATCCTCGTCCAAATCCTCGCGGATAAATCCGCCCTGCTTACGAATAGCTGGCAAGACCTCTGATGTCACCCATCGTTTAAATTCTTTCGCTTGTGGAAGCTTACTTGAAAGAATGAGAGAGTAGAGCCCAGATTCATTAATGATGATAGGATTTTGATTTCTACCCATGGCGTCACGAATCGTTACCCCATCTGTCTTATCGTCATCATCTACATGGTCAAAAATTGCTTTTCTTGAATTTGTATACCCCAAGATATCCGCAACATCTTTCCCAACGAACCAAGGCTCGTCATCAATTGTCAAAGTACGGACTTCCTGCCCGTGAAAATTAAAAATTTCGTTCATAATATTCCTTTCTAGTTTTATTTAGTTCAAGTTTCTTGAACTTCAGGTTTAAAAAAATAATCTCTTATTTGATTATCTGGAATACGTAACAGATCACAAGCTATTGTAATTTCGTTGTTTTTCCAATAACGCTGATTATTTAATTTAAGTGAAATACTTCGTTCTGAAAGTTTCATAGCTTTAGCGAATTTTTTCCGGCTATTAAAAATTTCAGTAATTCTTCCATTCAATTTTGAATAATCAAATTTCATTTATTCTCCTTTCTACCTTTTGTTCAAGTTATTTGAACTTTTGTGATTATAATTCTACTCCTTATTTTTTAGCTTGTCAATACCTAAGTTTATTTTTTTTGAACTTTTTGTCTTTTCTCTTGAACTTTTGTTCAAATAGATATATAATTACTATTGAGAACGGAGTGTTAAATATGAAAATTACAACATCTTTACGACTAAAACAAATTCTGTCTGAAAGAAATCTTAGACAAGTAGATATCTTGAATAGTTCTTTACCACTTCAAAAAGAACTTGGTATCAAAATGGGTAAGAGTGCTTTGTCACAATACGTTTCAGGAAAATCTTCTCCTGATCAAGATAAACTTGTTTTATTGTCTAAAACATTGGGCGTCTCTGAAGCTTGGTTAATGGGATATAATGTTCCCATGTCAGACGATAATCCTGTCCAAGAACTAAAGATACCTACTTCCCCTCTTGTTCAAAAAATAACTGAAAAAGCTGTAAAACTTACTGCTCCTAGAAAACAAAAGGTTTTGGATTTTACAGAGAACCAATTGCGCGAGCAGTCTAACAAAGTTATTTCATTAGAGGAAGACTTATTTGAATACAAGGTATATGAGAAACTTTCAGCTGGTACTGGCTTTTCATACTTCAACGATGGGAACTATGACACTGTTTTTTATGACAAAGACCTAGACCACGATTTTGCTTCTTGGGTTTTCGGAGATTCCATGGAGCCTAAGTACATGAATGGAGAGGTCGTTCTTATCAAAGAAACGGGGTTTGACTACGATGGTGCCATTTATGCAGTTGACTGGGATGGCCAAACTTATATCAAGAAAGTCTATAAAGAAAAAGACGGTCTCAGACTCGTCTCTATCAATAACAAGTATAAAGATAAATTCGCACCGTATGACGAAGATCCAAGAATCATTGGAAAAATAGTCGGAAACTTTATGCCAATTGAAAATTAAAAGGAGAAAGTTATGAAAATAGGAATGAGAAAACCAAGTCTGACCAGAAGTTTAAAAGCTAGAACTACTAGTAAATGGAAAAGACAGGCTAAAAAAGCTATTATCCCAGGCTATGGTAAGAAAGGGATGGGATGGGTTAAAAATCCAAAGAAAGCCATGTATAACAAGGTTTATCATAAGACAACCTTTGGACTTTCGGATTTGTTTAAATCATCTAAAAAAAGGACGAAAAATAACAAACAACCTCTACAATATGATTCTTCAAGACGACACACATCTAATAAGAATAAGCAAGGTTCATTTATTTTTCTAATTGTCTCTTTAATATTACTGTTCATAGTTCCTCCTTTGGGTGTGCTTCTTCTACTTGTTAACTTTTTCGTTTTTATTATTAAATATTTTTCAAGTAAGAAACGAAAAGTCACTTCTAGCAATCCATCTGTAGATAAAATTATTTTCCATGAAGATTTCTTGTTGATGGGAACAAATTATCATAAAGAAGAAGCTGAGATTGCTGCTGATTTTCTTTCTGAAGGTGTTCACTATTTCGGAAAAGATAACAAGAGTTTAAAATCTTATATGCTTGAAACATATAAACCAGTTTATAAATACAATAAATTAAAAACAGTAGATGTTCATCTACTGCCTGAGCCATCAAATCCTCATGACCAAAACGCTATTCAAGTTTTAGTAAATAATATTTTTGTTGGATATATACCAGCTTCTATTGCGGCACAAATTTCAACTTACATAGCTAATCCGAATTACAGATATGATGCAATTCTTACAGGTAGAGGTGGACCTTATAAAACACTTAATATTGAAACTGAGCGAGTCATTTCTCGAGAAAGTGACCTAACTTATTACTTAGATTTAACATTATGGCATCTAGCTGAAAAATAAAAAATCCCCACGCTCAGAAGTTTGGCGACCGAGAGCATGAGGCTAGTGGTAAGAAATAAAGCATTAAAAAGCTCTTTTTCTTGTACCCATTTTATCAAGAAATGAGGTAAAAATCAATGGAAATAAAGTCTTATAAAAAGAAAAACGGAGAGACGGCTTACATGTTCCGTGCCTATATCGGGAAAATTAACGGATATAGTCAATACGCTACTCGCCGTGGATTTGCCACGAAAGCTAAAGCAAGAGCAGCACTGCTTCAACTGCAGGACGATATTGAGAGTGGTGAGCAAAGCAGGAAAGAAATCACGGTTGAGGAGATTGCTAAAAAATGGCTCAAAGATTATTCTGAAACCGTACAAGACAGCACCTATATCAAGACATCTAGAAATTTCAAGAATCACATCTATCCAGTTTTCGGCAATAGAAAAATAGCTAGTATCACTCCTCTTCAAATGCAAGAGCAGGCCAATGAATGGTCTAGAAAATTAGTCTATGGTCGTAAATTAAAAGGATTGATGAATAATGTTTTTAAATACGCAATTAGGCATGGATATATTGATACGAATCCAGTTGATAGCGTGATTGCTTCAACAAGAAAGAAATCAGATGGCAAAAGCGACTTTTACAACAAAGACGAACTTCAAAAATTCTTGAAACTTGTCTCCAAAACAAAGGATCTAGAAAAGATAACTCTATTCCGTCTTCTGGCCTTCACAGGGGCACGAAAAGGGGAGATTTTGGCCCTTGAATGGAATGACTGGACAGATAATACTCTAGACATAAACAAGGCTATTACGAGAGGTTTCGCAGGCGAAGAGATAGGCAACACTAAAACGGTCAGTAGTAATCGACTAATCAGTCTAGACAAAAAGACAAAAAATATTTTGAAAAAATGGAAAAAGCAAAATCCAAACACAAAATATATCTTTGAAAATGAATTTAAAAAGCCAATTCCAAGCACTTTGCCTAGAAAATGGCTTATTAAAATTGTGGAGGGTAGCGACCTGCGTCCGATTAAAATCCACGGGTTCAGACATACACATGCCAGTCTATGTTTCGATGCTGGTATGACCTTGAAGCAAGTCCAACATCGTCTAGGGCATTCTGATTTGAAAACAACCATGAACGTTTATACTCACATAACCAAGCAAGCAAAAGACGACATCGGAGAACGCTTTGCGAGTTATATTGATTTTTAAGGAGGTTCACCCTCCTTTTTGTGACTCCTTTTGTGACTCCCTTTTTCGCAAAAGAATACCAAGGAATACCAAAGACAAAAATAAAAAACGTTGATTTAACAACGTTTTACCAAGGAATGCAAAAGAATGCAAAGGAATAATGGAGCCGGTGGGAGTCTCTAAGACATTATAAAATCAAACCATATTTAATTTTATAACTCCTTTTATAACTCTTTAACAAAAAGCGTTTATTCGATTTACATTTCTTGGATTTTAAATCCATTTTTAAGCAAACAAAAAACCGCAAGCATGAGCCTGCGGTAGATACATGTTTTAGAAAAGTTTTCCTTTCACTTTATTTTTTTAATTATTTCGTAGTGATCAAGCCATCAGGCTCGACTGTGAACTCTGGTTTGTCTGCCATTGTTCCATCTGATTTGAGGTAGTACCAACCTGTGCCATCTGCTGATTTTACAAATGCATTTGATACCATTTCTCCTTTTTGGTAATCGAGATAGTATAGGTGTTCCTTATACTTAACCCAACCAGTGGCCATCTTACCGTCTTCTTTGAAGTAGTACCACTTGTTACTGATAAGCACCCATCCTGTAGCCATCGCGCCATTAGGAAGCAAGTAATACCAGTATCCGTCTGAATGCTTGTGCCATGTGTTAGCTTTCATGTAGCCGTTACTATCGAAGTAATACCAGACATTATCGATCTTCTGCCATTTGTTTATTGGATAAGAACCATCTGCATTGACATACCACCAGCCAGTTGAATTTCTCTTCCAACCTTCTTGGTTGCCTTCTTTCGCAAGCATTTCTTGGACGGTTGAACCTAGGGATTGATAATGTTTGATTTTAGCAATAACATAGTCACGCAAGCTATCATTGTAACCACCATGCAATTCCAGGGAACGAGCAGGGCATGAGGTACTTGAAAATTCATTATGGAACTTGATGTTTGAATAGTTCGGAGTATCACCATAATAGGTCATATCTTCGGCCATTTGTCGCAATACCATGTTTTCATTTTCAATGAACTCGGCATCTGTTGCATTGAGTTGCTGACAGACTTCATAGCTGATAGAGTTCATGTTAGCATCATAGTTAGCAGCGCTCCAAGAACCATTGTAAGTATCTTCAACGCGAGCGATTGCATCACTAGTAATGTAGTAATGAGCGAATCCAAGTTCAGACTGGCCATTATCATACCGTGACTGGAGCCACTCTATATAGCTCTCAGGGGTCTTTCTTCCAGCATCATTGTGCATGACGTAGTATTTTGGCTTCTCAGTTGGACGTGAACCTGCAATTCCATTAAAAATTGTATTATTGATGATTTTGACCATGTCTACTGCTCCTTCCACGCATCATTCATTTCTTTAACCGCTGACTCAACAAATGTATCAAGGTCGCGGTCAGTCATGCTGATGTTGTATTTGCTAAGCTCAGCACGAATCTTAATACGTGCCTGTTCCAGCTTCTCTTCGCCTTTATAGCCTGTCTCAGCAGATACCTGCTCAACCGCATTAACTGCATTTTTAGCAAGAATTTCAACAATCTTGATTGTCTTTTCTCCGCCTTTTGCAATAAGGTATTCTTTGACAGCTTTAACTGCGATACCTACTAAAATGACAAGGATGCTGATAGCTCCGTTTGTGATAATTTCGTTAATCTGTTGCATTTATATTTTCCTCCACAATTTCTAATGCTAGAAATTTTTCATACAATACCTTGATGGCTCCATTCCCACCAAGTTCCACGTAACTTTCGTAAAGACGAGACAATTCCTCAATCTCATGCTGATTGGTATTGCCTCGTCTAATGGCTTTTTTTAGGTTTTCTTGCAATCGAAAACGCTGTAATCTTTGAAGACCTTTTCCAATAACGTTCAAACCTTTGCTATTATCTTTGCCGATAGCCTCAACATTTGAGACTGTCTTTTCAATGGCGCTAATTTTATCAGATAAGAGACTGATTTGCTTGTCAGTCTCTTTTGTATTCTGAGTACTTTTGAAGGAGAAATAGCTAGGAATGATCACGATTAGAATCGGACTCAATTTATCCAGAAATGCTAGTAATTCCAATCAGACCACTTCCAATCTACTGTGCAGAATCTCGAGTAGTTTCAAGATCATTTCCATTCTTTTGACCTTCCCACTTCCAAATTGCTAGAACACCATTCTGGGAAGGTGCCCCTTCAAGTTGAGCAAGTGTTTCTCCTTGATAGGTGAATGACTGATTTGTTTGAATCAGGATGCGTTTACCTTCTCCATTGATTTCAACGTGATTTGGGTCTTCCACCACAAAAATTGCACCAGGTTCATAAACTTTACCAACTTCAGCAAGAGGGAAGAGTTCGACCATTTCTTTGTACGTCGTACCGTAAGAAACTTTCTCGCCCATGATGGAATCTTGAGCCATGACACGCACTACTTTATCGATTTTATTTGCAAGAGCTACAATCTTGTTCTGTTCACTCTCGTTTTGCGCAATCTTCTGGTTAGCCTGTTCAAGCTGCGCCTGTGTTTTGACAATAGCGCTGCCTGGATCTAGCTCAGATTTTAGGATATCCAGCACATCTTGAATCAAAACATCCTCTGATTCATTTGTCCTATCTCCTACGAGCTCACGCATGTTCGTACTGTAACGATTACCTTCTGATAAACGAATTTCAACTACTGTCTTGATATTATCTCCAAATCCTCGAGTATAAGGCTTGCTTGCTAGTTCATAATTATTAATTGCCATTTGTCATTTTTCCTTTCACTTCTTCAAATAGCTCTTTTAGAGCTGGGTCATATTCTAGAACTTCTCTCATTGTGTGCAATTCGCTTGCCGCATACAAATAATGAGCCTCATTCTTAGCTGATTCTTGCTCACTGACTGCTAATTTTTTAGTCAACGAATCAAGTGTTAACTGATTTACTACTGCGTCCATGTTGTTATTCATGCTATTATTTTCTCCATTTTTTCTATTTTTTGATTTAACTCTTGGATGGCCTTAATTAAGTAAGGCACAAGTTCAAATGTGCGATATGAGTATGCACCATCAGGGTTCTCGTAAAATGCTTCTGGAGCATATTTCTGGACATCTTGAGCCATGATACCGCAAGCGATATCTTCTATTTTTCCATCGTATTCTTTGCGATAGCTGTATGTTTTTAAATTATTGATAGCATCTAGACCAGAAACTTGACTATCTTGAATATTGGATTTATAACGACGATCCGAGATTTCTTTATTCATCTGAATCCAGTCACTTTTACCGTTATCTTGTCTATTCAAATATAGCCAAGTACCTCCTTGTGAAGTATCTTTCCACAATTTATTGTATATAGGTGAGTAAAGCCACTCACCGCCACTATAGGTAATACGACCAGACACCCTCAAACTACCATTTATCACTGCTCCATTTGAAAACGACGGTTGACTATAAAAATTCACTGTTGATCTATTCGAAAAGTCGACCTTCCCGTGGAAATCCGCTCCGTTTCGGCAATACATATTTCCTGACGTTGTCACATACCAAGCATTTGGGCCAGGATAGTTCCAACTGTAACCCCAGTTAGCCCAAAAAGCAGTATTTTCACCGTTATAACTGCCACCTTCGCCGTTTCCCATACCAACTGAGAATTGGTTGATACCAGAAATCCAGCGACCTCTCCCTTGGTCGAAATGCCCAATAGTAAATCCACCGATTCGGCCTTGGTAAGCTTCTAGGAATGTTGAACTAGAAACGACTGACTCGACTTTTGTCGCAAAAATCTGTTTAGAAGTTAGTTGCTCAATAAAAGCTTCATTTGCAATCATTTTCCTAATAAACGCATCATCAAATCTCACTTTCTCAGCCGTGACCGCTTCAGCGTCTAATATCGCAGTCGTGACCGAACCAGATTCAAAATTGGCTGTCTTCAGCTTATCAATCATAGCTGACTTGATAACAGCATTATCAATCAAAGTATCACCAGTGATATGAGTCAACTTACCAGTAATACGGTTGTGACCGGTAGCGCCTAGGTTGATTCCAGAGATGATATCTCCAGCTGAGTTGATGTTCTGAACTGCCCATGAACCCGCAATCTGTCTGACTTGTGTCCGTATTGCTTCCGCTGTCCTTTTTGCTTCTTCAGCCTTTTCAGCAACTTGAATTGCCCGTGTTTGAGCGCTTTCTGCTAGTTCTTTAGCTTCTTTTGTCTGTTTGTACGCGTCATCAAATTGGCTAGGCTTGTACGTTCCTGTTCTACTACCTCTAACTAAAATAGGTTCTTTGAACTCAATCCAACCATTTTTGGCTAAATATATGTAAAATGGATAGTTTGCGTCTTCACCAAAAGCGAAATCTTCTCGGACGGTAAAAGTTTTTTGAAACTCTTGCCATTCGTTTAATGCTGACTGTTCCTTACCGATATCAGAAGAAAGCAAGGTTTTATTTAAACCGTGATTTTTGATATTGAAAGCAAACGTACTATCTGGATATTCCTTGATACGGTATTTAAAACCTAGCGTATATGTTTCACCTTGATAGATTTTTTTAACGTAAATAGGTAGTGAAAATCCTGACCAATTATAACTGGTAAGACCCTGTGCCTTAATTGTAAAGATACCATTATTAACAGAAATATCAGCTTTAGGATTGCTATTTCCGATAAGTGTATGCTTGCCCATTGTCATGGAATTGACAATCAAGTTGTTATCATCTGTTACATACTTTCCAACTTCCGTCTGGAAAATCTCGCTACTCATGACAAGCCGTGATAGCTTGTCAGGTGCTCCTGTTTCGGATGTGCCTAAAATGCGCTCGTATAACTGGCTTGTCTCTTGGACTCGCTGGAAGTCAGTAGTCTCTACTTTTCGCGCTAGTTGATTGGTCACATTCTTAAATTGACTATCAGCATCCGCTTTGTTTGCAGAAACCTGATCAGATATTATATCCATTTGTCGTTCAGCATTATCCTTGTTTGTAGCAACCTGAGTCTTTAAATTTGAAATCTGATTATCTGTACCTTCTTTGTTACTGTTTATCCGATTTGAAAGATTTGAAATCTGAGTAGTGGTTCCTTGCTCACTGCTTGTAAGTCTATTTGATAGACCACTGATTTGACCGCCCACATCTTGCTTATAAGTAGTTATCTGACTGGAAATATCCGTGAATTTCCCATCGACTGTCTGCCGATAATTCGCAAGTCGAGTTGTAAGTTCATTGCTTGCATTTTTCTTGGCTTCTTCGATTCGTTGGTTGATTCCGCGGACATCTTCCTGATAGGTTACCTTCCCGACAAAATCACGGCTCACAAGCTCACGGACTGTTGTCGCTTGTCGGGCGCTCTCATCACGAGAATATTTTCGTAAAGCTTCTTGTCTCTGTCCGTCTTGGCTGACATAGCTTTCAACCGCTGCTAGCTTCATAGACAGACCTTCGGCGGTCTTCTCAAATTCAGATTTGGCAACGACCAGATCCGTCTTGCCATCTTCGGGGGCAGGACCCGCATCTATACGAGTAGAACTTCTGGTCAATTCAACCTTGCGAAAGGCTACATGACCAATCTCGTTATAACCGAGAATGATTCGCCAGAGATCGAAATTATCAGGCTTGGTCAGCGCTGGTATAGTGACTTGATAAGTCTGCCAGCTAGACGTAAGATTAAAATTGCCAGATATAATCTCAGGATTGCCAGGTACTGTTCGATTAGCTCTTAAAGAGACCCAAACCCTTGGATTTCCAGAGTGACACATAGCTTGAAAAGAAAGCGTATAAGTTTCGCCAAGTTCCAAGTCTAGAAGAGCTGTCGAACTCTTACCTGAAGCTTGACTTCCTTCTTTCGAATGGATTTGCAACTGTTTCCAAGTCTTCGTGGTTCCTTTTACATTATATTCTCCGTTTGAGATAGTCCAATCTCGAGGGCTGTTATCACCTTGATTATAGTGCCAAAGTCCTCTTGAAAAGTCGTAGTCTTCAGCATAGTTACGACTACCGACCTTCATTTTTGAAAATTCTTCTCGCAATTTCCCAGCTTCAGCCACAACCAAGGTCTTATCTGCCTTGTCCTTAGTTGCGTTCAGGATTTCCTGACGAATAGAGCCAGCCTGCACTTCAAATTCAGCCTGACTCAATTTCTGATCCAGCTTGTTCTGCGTGCTTGTTTCCAAACTCTTCACGGACTGCTTGATATTCTCGGCAGTCACGTTGAGTGCGCTGATATCCGCCTTGGTTCTGAGACCTTCAGTCAGACTTCTCACACCAGCATCAAGTGAATCGGCCCGTTGCTTAAAGGTTGATTCGACAGCTGAGATTTGGTTTTCAGTATCTTCTGGAGCTTCTTTGGGACTTGTCGCTAAACTCCCGTTTTCCAACTGAGGCGCAAGAACATCTAAGTATTCTCCAGCATCAGCATTTACGAGATATACATAGCCAATTGATACGGTTCCAGCTTTTTTTCGCTCGTTTGAAAATGTCAAATATGTCCATTTATCATCTTTCAAGATAAAATATGGACTTATACCTGTTTCATCGTCAGGCTCCCAGTAAGTTTGTAACTTAACTCTTTGCCCAACTGAACCTTTTACCCAGACAGACACAGTATAGGTTCCTGGCATTATTTCAAACCTGTCCTGAGCAATGCCGATTTGGCCTCTAGCGTTACTTGAGGTCAATCGTATTGCTTTATCAAATCCAGTCGCTGGACTATTTGGTACTTCAATAGTCTTTGCTGTCCCAACGCCTGATGGTCTAAAGGTACCTGATGTCCACAATCCGCTGGCTAGAGCCATGCGTCTTGTTCCTCGGATATAATTCCGCCCCCCAACCTGCACACTCGCTATCTTACTAGCCAGCTCTTCGGCTGTCTGTGTGAGTTCTGACTTGCTAGCTTTACCATTGGCCAAGTTGGTCAGTTCTGACAGTCTACGAGTCGTCGTCTCCTCATACGTCGCTTGCGCCGACTTCACACCAGCCAGTTCTTTTTTTGTCTGAACAAGTGCTTCAACTTGCTTGGCAATCTCAGCTTCGGCCTGTGCTTGCTTCGGTCGAATATCATTCGCGATAGTCCGTTTCAGAGCGTCCAAGTCACCTGACAGAGCCGTCTGAGCGCTCGTAGTCTGTGACTTAAACGCTTCAAGTCTAGCAACAGAGTCCAGACCAATCTGCTTGGCTTCCTGGGCTAGCAAACTACTTGCGCCAGCGTTTTTCAAGGCTTCCTCAGCCTTACGCTTGGCTTCTTTCAATGGGCCGTTGTCAAAGCTGTTGAATCGCTGATTGATAGTATCCGATAGTTCTTGCTTGACTTCTTCCGCCTTAGCCTTGGCAAGTTCGATACCGTCCGTAATATCTTTCTCACGCTTGGCAAATTCAGCATCAAACGCACGGTCAGCGTTGGCGATTTCCTTTTTCAAACGTTTATCAAAAATCTGATGCAGATTTCGACTTTCATTCAAAACGGCATCATTTACAATCCCACCGATTGCATTCGCAAGACTGGACTGGAATGTCCCAAAACCTATTGATTTTAGGCGTTTTGCCATTGGCGAATAAGTATATTTCGTAATCTTCTTACGAACATCAAGACCATACCACTCATGGTAGATACTGACCACATCGAACATCCGAACCGCTACATCGCTTTGGCCGACAACTGATATTTCAAGGTTATCTTCCAGCATGTCACACATACTTGTCCGAAAATACTGCTTACCGTATTCAATCAAGCTAGCTTGGTCTTTGACGTTCTGGTCATTGACCTCAACAACAGCTTCATAGATTTGGCTATATTTCCCGAGTAAGGGGCTATCAATCACTACCACATAATCAACGTCAGGAGCCTTTTCTCCCTCGCCTTTAACGGTTGTTTTAAAGGTTATCCGAGTTTTCAAAGATTTCGTTGAGGTCTTATGCTGGTAGCTAGATAGATTTTTCTTGTACATAAAAAGCGATTCATTCTCTGAACCACCATTTTTTAACAAGCGTAAGTTATAGCCATTTCGCACCATATCTCCGCCCCATTGACCAAGGATAGAGTGCTTGTCTTTGGCCAAGACCTCCATAGCATTCTTGTCCTTGATGTTGAGCGTATGCCTGTCGTCAATATCTGAAAAAAAAGAAAAGGGATTGGTTCTGGTAATACTACCAGCCAATGCGCTCAATACCCTCGTCCCACTGACACGATCCACATCGATAGAGCTGACGATGTAGTTATTTAACAGACTGATAACCTGATTGGCATAGACTTGAATATAGCCTTGTTGCTTTTCAACCTCAAAAATATAAAAATCCTGCTCGCCATGCAGGTCATCAGCTGTCAAAAAGGTTTCCTCTTT